TGGTTTTGAATAGTTGATAGTGCGCCGGACAAGTTACCGCCTAATGCGTCCTTTAACGCCGTGTCTAGTCCAGTACTAGACGCTAGACTGAGAGCCGCGCCTCCTTCTATTGCCGAAATTGTGAAACTCTTTTTTCTTGAATATCTTCTATTTGCGCGTCGCCTGACCATAACCCATTATTGAGTAGGCCTACTTATAATTGAGTAGACACAAAGTCTGTAAAATCTTTAATTTGTTTTAATACCTTTTTGGTTTTTCTTTCCAGTAAACAAGATCGGCAATACTTCCAGTGCCCTTGAGTAGGAACGTCTAACCTTCTTTTACAAACAAAACATTTACTATAAGGCATGTGTAGAACTCCAATTCATTTTTCACCCATACATTTAGAACAACCAGCATTAAGATCGTTATCATTAGTAAAAGGATTATGGTGTGGATTCGGTGCGTCAAGTGCTAAACCTTGCGATACCGTTGCGCGGGGGTCATATCGGGCATTACAGTTAGGACAATCCTTTAATTTAATCCATATATTACAATCAATACATTCAATACCGACGGGTACATCCCTGAGATTATCAGAATAACATTTAGGACATATCTCTCCAATATATAACATAGTCACCATTTTAGTAAAGAATTCGGAACGGTTCTTAACATGCTTATCAAGAAAGTTCTTTAATGTTACGGGGATCGTTAAGTTCACTAAGGTCTTATCAATCTTGTTACCGTTCTTATCTACTTCGGGTGGGCGGCCTACTTTGGGTTTACTCACAGAAACTCACCCTCTGTGTCACTATGTCGTAGGTGTTTGCCGACCTCAGGATTATCGGTTTTGCAGGAAATACATTTAATATATTTTCCTATACTCCAGCCGTATGCTTCTCTTGCTCTTCTTATAAAGGCTGTCTTTGTAGTGTCTGCTTCAATCAATTTTTTATCACAGGCATCACAGTAACAATATGTTTCCGTTGTTATGTCACTCATCGTTTCTCACAACCTATCAGGACGGACCTATTATATATAATTATATGTATGTGAAACTCTCACCGCGAGCGAGGGGCTAATCCCCAAACCCCCGAAACCTTTCGATAATTCCTATTATAGAAAGTAGTATTTATACCACACGGTTTTTTAATGGAAATAATAAGCCGTCATACTAATAATAAAGAGTTTTACATACATATAATATATATATATTACTTAAACTTACCATAATCCTGACTTGTTTTTACTTCTTTTGGACTTGTTTCTGACATGTTTGGGACTTGGAGGTTGCTTAAACCGCTCTTATTGGTTACATATTCTAAAAGCATACTGGTCCAATCCCCCGAAGCGGCGGCCTTTCGCATATTATTCATAGGGTCTAGCTTCTTAGCTTCTCTGGTCATAGTTCCCAAAGTACCGATAAAGGATCGCTTAAACTCTTCTAAACTTTCAATAGTACTATTTTCTATTTCAGTTATTACAGGGTCTAATATCTCTATTAGATAACCTTCTTCTTTTAATTTTTCTTCCCACTTGTTAACAATCCAGTCTCGTAAAATCCAACGGTACAATGCTAGAATAACGAGTATCTCACCTAAAAACAAAAGGGGCACAATTTGGCTTAGTTCCATAACTGTCTAGTAATTGGGGCCTAAAAAGGAGTTTGTGAGAAACATATGGAACTGACCCCGTTAATCTTCTATGCTTTATCCCAATTCTTCTGGTTAATAAATGGAGGTTTTGAACAGCCTTCCTTTTTCATACCTACCAACTTTTCACGTATTGTCAAACCTACGGCGGCCTTTTCCCAAGGCCAGAAAGGATCGCGGTTCCGTAGGTTGATTAAATCATATTCATATTGAGAACATATATTAACATCCGGTCCAAAAACTTCAGCAGCTTCCCCCGATGGTTTTGTTAAATCAATACCCGTTACTGTTTTCCCAATATCAAAACCAATATCAAATATTGAAATTCCTGCTTTTGCAGGTAATTCTTTAATCCAAGTAAAAAAGGCTTTTTCTTGTTCTTCAAATTCTTTTTTCATTTCATCCTTAAAAATATAAGCCATCGCGCCAATTCCACCCAAGACCGCTAAACCTATGGGAAGTCCTAGCTCTTGAGATATTGGTCTGTCATGTAATCGCTTATAGTAGTTGTTCAGGGCCTTGTACTGTGTCGCGTTCAGTTTTTTGAACGTTACCCCGTCGGGCATTAATTCAAGGCCCATTTTATTTAAATTCCGGTACACACATCCAGCGATCTGGATTAGTAAAATGGACCGCCTTCTGTCCTATTCCGCATTCAGGCCTTAATCCGGCCTCGGAACTCGGTGGCGTAGGCGTTACACCCCCATTTATCGCGTTAGAATCCAATAAAGTGCGCCCTAGAACTAGCATTAATGCTATATCAATCATTTTTTACGTTTCCGTCCGGCCGGAGTCTTTCGAAACGCGATCGCCATCTTCTTTAGATTCAATTTACCGTTACGATATCGGAAACGGGGTTTCTTACTGTTAGCTTTTACGTATTTGTTCCACGCGCTTAGTTTACGTTTTGTTTTTGTTACCTTGTAGGGTAAACCACCACCACGGGGGGTATACTCCGTGTCACTTCCACCGCCGGCGGCTATACCGTCCCTAAAGCCCATGCGGTAATAGTCCCGTTCTGTTTGGGTTGGCATTATACGACCCGTAGATAGGCCGTCTCAATAGTAGAGACACCGCCGCTGTTATTTACAATACTAAACATTAATAATTTTTGATTAGCTAAACTTTCATTAATAGAGTATATATTCCAGACATCAACAATCATTGTCTCGCCTGAATCTTTAAACAGATCTTGCATAACTTGACCACCTTCACGCCTTCCGTAATTCCCCCGCAATAGACCCGCCGCGTTAACGGGGCTTAGATTTGCGAAAGAGACTGAATCAGGTCCCATGACCGCATTAATCTGATAAGCTCCGCCGTTAGTAGGTCTAACAGCGACAAACAGATCTCGAAAACCTGTCATATCCAGTGGCCAAATTCCCTCTGGGTTAACGCTCGGGGTTGTGATTGTGCCCCCGTTAGCTATTGCTTCGTCTTTTTGATATATACTAAATGTTTTATCACTGGTAACGCGTCCTATCCAAGTACCTTTACTATCTATGAACCCAGTATCAACGGTTGGTCTAACTTCTTGGTCTACTGTAATAAACCCTTCAACGGGGGCGGCCGTTACACCGGCTTCACTACTAGTACTAAATGGTGTGTACGCTTTTCGTTTGCCCATTCATACTAAGCAAAAACGATCGTTACTGCCATTGTTGGCGTTCCTGTGTCCGCGTTCGTTACGCCTTCGACCGAAACTTGGTTGCTCGCGACAACTGGAATGTCTAAAGGTATCTGGATTGCTGAAACTGTGGCTCCATTACTAGCTGGCGTACCATCTACGCCCGCACTTGCGACTGTGAACGTTTCCGAACCCTGACTTAAACCATCGCCAGATAACTGAACGGCAAAAGTTGCCGCAGCATTGGACGCGCTATCGGTTGCAACTGAAACCATACAGCCGACAATCCGGCTAACATTTGCTGGGACTTGGATCGATGCCGTAGTAGATTTCCCAAAAAGTCCGCTTAGACTTGTATAGGTATCTGCGGCCGCGATCTCCCCTTCCCTTGTTCTATAATACATATTTTTTCCTCTTATTTATTTTATGGGACTATTCGGATCGGTCCCAATTTCGCGATCGTCTTACGACCGAAGCCACTAGCTATCATCTTACCAACAAAAGCCGCGCCAAGAGTACCGATTATCTTATTCTTGTTAGCTAAAGTCTGGTTTTGAATAGTTGATAGTGCGCCGGACAAGTTACCGCCTAATGCGTCCTTTAACGCCGTGTCTAGTCCAGTACTAGACGCTAGACTGAGAGCCGCGCCTCCTTCTATTGCCGAAATTGTGAAACTCTTTTTTCTTGAATAT